CAGCAGCCCCAGCAGCCCAAGCAGCAGCCCTAGCAGCAGCCAGTTCATCTTGTGTAGCCTTGTTATTTGCAAACTTTTCAGCAACGTTACAAGCATTAATACTTCTTTGATCTGGGTCTTTTACAAGTCTCAAAGCTTCTCTAGCACACCATACTCCAAATAAACGTAAATCTTTATTAGACATAAATTCTTTTCTACATAAAACCCAAATAATATCTTCTTTGCCTTCCACTTTATCACTGAATTGTTCAATAAATTCCAAAGGAGTTAATTGTAAATCTTTATTAAATCCAACTTCAGTAGGATCATAACAAGGGTCAAAACTGTTAAGTAAATCGAGTGTAATCTTTGTTTCCATAATTATAAGGTGTTAATGTTAATTACTTTGTGTGTTTTATAAAATCCGTGATAAATAAAAGGAGGGTTATGAATAGGCATTAATTTACCAACTTTAACATCGGCAATACAAACGTAAGAACCAGTCCAAATAGTACTTTGAAAGGGTTCTGTTTTAGTAATGAAATTGTTTTTTACGTAGATAGTCAGAACGTCTTGCCCATCATCTTCTAATTCGATTTTGTACGTCATAGCTTTTATTTAATTAATTTTTCAAATACGTGTCTCGCAAATCGGGCTCTATCCCTAGAATTAAAATGAGAGGTGGATGTCTTTAAATCTTTTATTAAGTTTTCAATTGACTTACTATATTCTTTCTTTAGATCAGCAAACGCTTGAAGTTCTAAGTTAGATGCTTTTTGCTCAGCACTCCAACGGGTTAAGTTTATAAACTCTGAATGGCTGGTGTCTATAAAACCCACTACTTTTGAATCATTAAAAGTTTTATCACCATTACTTAACCTAGATTCTACCACAGAACCTATTATTTCTGATGCAGCAATACGTCTTGAGAAGTTATATGTCGTATTATCACTTATTTCATTTAAATATTGATAGGTTCTCTTTTGACGGTGGGAGGTTCTTGACCCAATATAAATTATTCGTATTAGTTTCATAATAATAAATTTTAATTAATAATTTAAGTTGACCGAATAGTGGGATACAAACCCACCTGATGTTTATATTTATCCGGTATATTTTAGTGTATTATGCTATTTCGAGCCGGGGCTGCTTTTCTGTCGTTTTTAATTGAGCAACCATTGTATGCGGATAAGAACGTCTTTTTGCCTAAAAAGCCCCCAAGTTATTAACTTGGAGGCTGGCGCGCTTTCTGCGCCGTGTCTCATAATAACCTCCTTTTAAATGTTAGAACTTATTTCAGTACTATTCAATGCCTACAAAAGCGGCTCTGGAAGGTAGCCGCTGTAGGATAGAGTAACAATAAGTTTTTAGAACCCATAACCACTGTTTGAATTATTTCGTATTGGACGATTTAAATAATAATTTTCAAGGGCTTTACTTCCATATTTTTCGGAAAAATCTTTATAAAGTTTCTTTTCTTTTTTTATTATAGGTAATGAATCGTCACTGTTTCTTCCAACCCTTTTGATCACCATTTGAAGTTTTTTTACTTTTTTATCTAATATTCTTTCTGAAGTTTTCATATCGCAAAAGTTTTAATTATTAATTTCATTAGCTAAACTAATACCTTTTTTTATATAATCCTAATGTTTTAAGAAAACTTTTAAGAAAACTTTTAAAGAATCTTTATTTATAATGGTTTTAAATAAACCCGTAATCTCAATCATAGCCTGAGACATACATTAAAATTCTATTTTAAAAACCATAAACCTAGTTCGCTTCGTTTCCTTATTCCAAATATTTATCCGTAATTTTTTGAAATATATTAATAATTCCAAAAAAATGAAACGCACTAAAACGAAAAAGAAATCATCAAAACAACCACAAAAAGGCTCTAAGCCCGTCAAGTGGAATGGTGATCGTATGCGTCAAGTTTATGAGTTGGCGTTGTTAGGTTTGACTGAAGAAGTAATGTGTAAGGTAATGGATGTGCATATTAAGACTTTCGAATATTGGAAGAAAACAAAACCCGCTTTATTAAAAACATTAAGAGATGGTAAAGAAATAGCGGATGCGAAAGTAGCAACAGCGTTCTACAAATCGGCAACCGGTTACTCTCATCCCGATACCTATATTACTACCAGTAGGGAAAAGGAATATGATGACAAAGGAAATCTAACCAGAGAGTATACAATGGTGCATCAAGTTCCTATTATAAAACATTACCCACCGAATGCTTATGCTGCTTTAAAATGGTTACAATTACGTCAAAGAGAAGCTTGGGCTGATGTTAATAAGTTTGAAATAACTAATATCCATAAGATTCAAAAAATAGACTTGACCCAGTTCTCAGAGCCGGAATTAAAAGTAATGGAAAAACTTGGTATAAGTAACCTATTAAAACAATTACCAGAAAATTCAAATAACTAATATATTTTTTTGCCTTAAAATAAATTATTAGGAATAATGCTAAATATAGGTAAAGACTAAATGCAAAGAGACAAGTTCAGAATATCAAAAAAAGAGTTGCTACAAGAAGCATTAAACAATCCCATGAGTATAACTCGTGAGTTGAATAATCGTTCTTTGTATCATTTCTTGGAATGGTGTTGGCCTATAATATGCCCTGACCCTTTTGAAAGCAATTGGCATATAGTTGAACTTTGTAAAGAACTTGAAGAAATTGCATATAGAGTGGGAAATAGGAAACCAAAGAAACACGATCTATTAATAAATATACCCCCCGGTACTACCAAGACAAAATTAGTAAGTATAATATTCCCAGTATGGTGTTGGACAAAGTGGTATTGGATGCGTTTCATATGCTTATCCTTTACAGCACCACGTGCATTGGAGAGTGCTGAAGAGAGTCGTGATATCATAAAGTCTGATATATTTAAGGCTGTATACCCTGAATTGGACATAAAAGCTGACAAAGATGCCAAGAGCAACTTTAGGGTAATTAAGAAAAGTCAAGGCATATCAAACGGACGTCAAGCACAAGTGATACTGGGTGGATCAAGGCTGTCTACTTCGATAGGTGGAACAGTAACTGGATTCCATGGTGATATCATTATATGGGATGATCCTATTGATCCAAAACGTGCAGTGAGTGAAACGGAATTAGAAAGTACAAATCATTGGATGGACAATACTTTGCCTACACGTAAAACTAATAAAAAGACATCAACTGTGATTGGTATTATGCAAAGGTTGGGTGAGCTTGATCCAAGTCAACATTTATTAGATAAGAAGAAAAAGAACTTGAGGCATTTATGTATACCAGGTGAGATTAGAAATTATCGTGAGCAGGTAAGCCCTAAACGTTATATAAAGTATTACGTAAATGATTTACTTGACCCAAACCGACTTGGGTGGAAAATACTCAAGGAGCTTGAGGTGGAAATAGGCCAATATGGTTTTGCAGGACAAGTAGGACAAAAACCAACACCCCCTGCTGGTGGAATGTTTAAAACTGATCGTATTATTACGGTTGATATGCCTATTAATCCAGAACGTATTGAAATGATGGTACGTTGTTGGGATAAAGCAGGAACAGAAGGTGGGGGAGCTTATACAGCCGGGGTGAAGATGTATAAGCTAACGAATGGACAATGGGTTATAGCCGATGTAATAAGGGGTCAGTGGAGTAGTGAAGTGCGTGAAACTAAAATAAGGGATACAGCATTTGCGGATGGAATAGAATGCCATGTTGTGATAGAACAAGAACCCGGTTCTGGAGGTAAAGAAAGTGCTGAAGGTACGGTGCGAAATTTAGAAGGATTTACATGTAAGCCAGAAAATCCAACAGGTAATAAAGCATATAGAGCTGATCCATTTAGTGTACAAGTAAATGATGGTAAAGTTTGGATGTTAAAAGGGGACTGGAATGAAAAATATAAGGATGAGTTAAAGCATTTTCCAAATAGTAAATATAAAGATCAGGTGGATGGTAGCAGTGGTGCTTATAATTATCTAATAAACAAACGGGAGGCCAGACGTGTTTCTTAAACGATAATAAGTTATGAAAAGAGATAAGTTTAATACTAATAATAAGGATTTAGCTAATATGGCTAAATTACAAACTTTAAGCACTCTGACTAATCGAATGGCTTTGGGTCAACAGCTGGGTTTACAGTATAATGGTGATCGGGATATTTACGAAGCTTTAGGTTATCCCAAAACGATAACGTTTGAAGTCTATTATGGCAAGTACAGGCGCGACCCTATGGCTAAGGCTGTTATAAACCGTCCAGTTAAAACTACGTGGCGGGGACAGCTACAAATCGTTGAAGCGCAGGATGCTGAAGTAACACAATTTGAGGCTGCTTGGAATGAGTTAGATGAAATGTTAAAACTACAATCTAAGTTTTCCAGAGTTGATAAGTTAGCAGGAATAGGGTGTTACGGAGTTTTATTATTAGGATTGGATGACGTTAAAAATTCAATAGATTGGATAAACCCCGTAGCAGGGAAAAGAAAACTATTATACGTTAAACCATATAGTCAAAAAAGCGCAACCATATTAGAGTATGAAAGCAATCCAACAAATCCCCGGTATGGCAAACCAAAGATATATGGAATAAATGTTCAGGAAGATACTACAATTAGTAATGGAGTAGCAAATGTAGCAGGTGTTTCTGTTTCGGTACATTATAGTAGGGTAATACACGTGGTTGGAGAAGTTCTTGAAAGTGATGTATTAGGTACGCCACGATTAGAGGCTGTCTACAATAACATAATGAATCTTGAAAAGATAGTTGGTGGTGACCCAGAAATGTTTTGGAGGGGGGCACGTCCCGGTTATACAGGGAATGTTAGTAAGGACTTTCAAATGACTCCTGCTACTAAAACCGATTTACAAGATCAGATTGATGAATATGAAGGCAATCTGCGCAGGTTATTAGTAACGGAAGGGGTGGACTTTAAAGCCTTATCACAACAAATAGCTAATCCAAAAGATAATGTATTGGTACAGGTACAAATGATCTCAGCAGAGACAGGCATTCCAATCCGTATTTTATTAGGTAGTGAACGCGGTGAGTTAGCTAGTGGACAAGATGCTGTTGAGTATAAAGAGATGATACAAGACCGTAGGGATGACTTTGCAGAACCAAACGTGGTAAGACCTTTTATAGATCGTATGATTATGTTTGGAGTATTGCCGAAACCGAAAGATGGTACATATACGGTCATATGGTCTAATTTACTGGACATGACTGAAGAGCAGAAAGTAAAGAACGGTAAAGAGAGAGCTGCGTCATTGAAGAGTTGGGCAGATAGCTTAATGGCTTCCCAAGTAGTACCACCAAAGATGTTCTTCAAATACTTCCTGAGATTTGATGATGAAGAGGTGGAGATGATTATGGATGCTATGGGGGAGATGGAAGCTCTGGAGACGGTAGTAACTAAAGAGGAGAATGATATAATGGAGTTGGAAAATAATGTATATCAATTACCCAAACGAGATAAAAAGAAATAGATTTATTAATCATATAAATTTAAAATGATGGAAATAACAGAATTTAAAACATTATTAGACAAGATTTCAAGTGGAGAACTGGTGGTTGCTGTAGGCTGTGGTATTAACGAAAGTCAATTTACGATCATTGCCCAAGTGGCAGCTAGACACATTACTGTAACAGGTTGGGATAATTATTTAGATTACGTAAATGATTGGAAAACCCGAATTGTTAAGAACCCTATCAAATTACGGAGCATGGAGGAGGTGCAAAGATTAAAAAAGGTATTAGAAGTTGCTATAAATAATGAGGTTATAGATTATCCAGATGATACTAATAAAGGAAATTGGACTGTTGAACGTTTACGGCAAAGAGAAAGGGAACAGCGATTTCTTATGTTACAATGGGTGTTAGGTGATGATTCAATTTATTCTTAAAAGGAAATAATCATGACAACAAAACCAAATACAAACGTTTCCTGTCAAATTTTACAATTGCTGGGATTAGACACAACTGGATTAATAGAAGCTACTATTTACTTTAAGGTTGATGATGTCGTTAGAATAGATGCCGCCTACTTGGCTGAAGTAGAATTGGATGACGAGGGTAATTTAAAAACTGAATTAAAGCAGTTTGTTTTGGCTGAAGTTACGGAGGATGTTAAGGAGAAAGAAAGCAAAGTATGAGATTAGGACTTTGCACAAACGGAAGGTCAATTGAATACTCTATGCAAGAAGCTATGGAGACTTTTTTAAATAGAAAAGGATTAATATACAAAGATGAATTTACGGTTAAAGAAGTTTCAAGACGTGCTGACTTTTTAGTATTTAAAAAGCATAGTGGTTTAATTAATATAGAAGCTAAATGTAATGACTTTAAATGTATGTTGAAACAGCTAAACGATCACGCCAAATATTGTGATTATTGTTTTGCTTATATTACGGATGTTTGTAATACTCCGGTATGGTTTAAAAGAAAGCTGGCTGAATCTGGTTTTGGGTTAATAGTTTATAATTGTGATAGTGAAGAGGTAACTGAAGTATTGGAAGCCCATCATAACCATAAAAGAGATAAAGAATTAAGAAATAAAATATTGAAAGAAATTAAAAAGCAACCATTATTAAAAAGAAATAAGTTTAAACATGTGTGATAATCATTTACATACTAATTCGTTAACCATATACGCGGCTGACCCAACCAGAACGTTGACGTTGCGTAATGCTTTCGTAAGGGATAGCAACAGGAGGTTTAATGAATTAACCGCTGCAATTCGTATGGCAGTAGATACGGAAGATGTATTTGGTTTACGTCCCACAACGGTATCAGTGTTTGCTGCTCCCGTAACTACTCCCGGCGCAGGGGCTTTTGCTTTTCCCCGGAGTGCTGATAAGGTTGAAGCTTTTAATCAATGGTTAATAGAGCAAGAACGCAAAGGATTATTAAAAATTGGGGAGTTACCTCAATTAGGTGCTGGAGTTGAATCGGCTTGGACAGACAAGTATGTATTTGATTCATATAAACGGGGTGTTATGCGTGCCAGACAGGAAATGAAGAAAGCTGGGATGACTAGTGTACCTACCGTAGAAGCTACTGGTGGAATAGACGTGTCTATGGGGACACCGTTTCATGTCGATAGGGTGGGGCTTTTATATTCGCGTACATTTAGTGAACTAAAAGGAATAACAGCCAGTATGGACCAGCAAATCAGCCGAATTTTAGTGCAGGGTATCGCGGACGGGGATGGGCCAACCTTATTAGCTCGAAAATTAGTAGCAACCATCAACGGTACTGGGATGGGTGATTTAGGGATTACAGATCATTTGGGGCGTTTTATTCCAGCAAGACGGCGTGCTCAGATAATGGCGCGTACAGAAATAGTTAGAGCCCATCACCAAGCTATGGTTGAAGAGTATAAAAGTTGGGGAGTGGAAGGGGTTGCAATACAAGCTGAATGGTTAACGGCTGGTGATAACCGGGTTTGTCCTGAGTGTGATGCTAAAGTGGGTAACGGTTCTTTGCCGGGTGGGTATTATACGTTGGATGAAGTACAACCAATGATACCAGTACATCCCCAGTGTAGATGTATAGTTGTGCCGATACCTATTTAAAATTAAAATAAACGTTATGACTAAAAAAGATAAGAATAAAAACTTAATGGGATGGTATACCCATTTAACTTCTAATTACGAAGTGCGGCAAGAAACGTATGAAGGGCGTGCCCATATTGTAGTACCTGTAATTATGATGGTTGAAGGTGTTCATAGTGGATCAGCTGGGCCAGTGTTACATTTGGCTGATGAATTGGGAAAGATACCCGGAAGTTGGAATGGAATTCCGGTAACTATACAGCACCCAGAAGTGGAAAACGATTTTGTATCAGCAAACTCACCTGAGATATTAGCATCGTGGTCAGTAGGTATTGTATTTAATACCGTAATGGATAATGGTGCCTTGAAAGCAGAAGCTTGGATTGACGTACTAAAGATTCAAACGCTTTCTATGGATGCTTATTCTGATATTATGGCTGGTAAGATACTTGAGGTGAGTGTAGGGGCTTTTAATGAGCCTGAAGAAGTTGAAGGAGAATGGAATGGAGAAAATTACATTGCTATTGCCAGAAATCACAGACCCGATCATTTAGCCTTATTGCCCGGCGGTGAAGGAGCTTGTTCTGTGGAAGATGGTTGTGGTGTGAGAGTATATAAACTATTAAAAAAGGGAGGAGGGACTAATGTGCCAAACTTAGAAATTAATTCAAATGTACAAAGGGATTTAAACCAGCAAGGGTTTATTTTAACACCGATCGTGAATGAAATGGGATACACTGAAACTTTAGATTTAGTCCGAAGTAAATTGTATGCCATGGATTCTGAAGATGTCTATGTTTATATGGAGGAGTTATTTGATAATTCAGTCATATACCGCAAAGAAGATCGAAATGTAGATCAAAGCACTTTATGGAAACAATTATACCAGATCACTGGAGGCGTTGTGGAGTTCGCAGGAGAGCCCAAACAAGTCAAGAAACAAGTTGAGTATTTGGAAGTTTCTGAAAGTAAATTACCATTAAGAAATAAATTTACAAATAATAAAAAAGAAGGTATGGCAGACAAATGTACTCCCTGCGTAAAGACTAAAGTGAATGCATTAATTGCAAACACTTCTGTTAACTTTACGGAAGAAAACAGGGAATGGTTGGAGGGTCTTGAGGAAACTCAATTGGATTCGATGACACCAAAAGAAATTCCAAAAGCGAAAGCAGAACCTGTGGTTGTTAATTCAGCCCAGATTATGGACGCTTTTAGAAAAGAAGTTAAAACCCCACAGGACTTTATTAATATTGCGCCTCCGGGGATGAAAGAACAGTTAAACCACGGATTGGCTGCGTATAACGCTCAACGTGATGGTTTGATTAAAAGTATCATGGCGAATACTGCGGAAGGTACTTGGACTGAGGACGGTTTAAAGGCTATGGAACATACAACTTTACAAAGTGTGTATAAAAGTATTCCAAAAGATTCTAAAAGCACTGAACCAGTAATTGACTTCAGTTTGAATGGAAACCCTGCCCCGGAAGTAAACGCTGAGTTGGAGGTGGATGGAATGTTCCCAATTGAAATCGAATTTGAAAAAGAGGAGGACTAAAAGATGGCTTTAACGAAAAAAACAATTAAGCTTAAAAAGTATAGCGATGTCATTGAGGAAATGACAGCGACCGCGGTTGCGCTGACTCCCGGAATGCTTTTAGAACAAGTGGCTGCGGGAACATGTCAAGCCCATTCAGGTGCTCAACTTCCTGTATTATCAATGTTTGCTTTGGAAGATGAACTTCAAGGAAATGGAATTGATACTGACTTCGCAGTTTCTGCTACTATTCAAGTATGGATTCCCGGACGTGGTGATATTGTGAATGCTCTATTGGCTAACGGTCAAACAATCGTAATCGGTGATAAACTGGTAAGCAATGGTGATGGTAAACTGAAGAAATATTCAGCTGTGGAAGATGAATCAAGTATTGGTGAAATATTTTACAGTGATGTTATTGTAGGTTATGCTGTTGATGCGGTTGATATGTCGGGCAGTAGCGCGGCTGACCCTGATGGACGTATTCAAGTTAGAATTAAATAAAAAGGAGGACAAAAATATGCCTATGGATTATATGACACCCGGTGGAGCAATCGGGGACGTGGCCAACCGTATTCAAACGAATGGTAACACGCAGGTAGGAGCTATGAAACCTTTTGCAGTCTACAATAAGAGGATGCAAAGGTGGGAAATGGCAACTACAGTGTATGCAGGGGGTGACCCTAAGAAGAAAACAAGCTACCACACGTATTCACAACCAATGTCACCTCTGGAGGTTAATGCCGGAAGTACATTGCGAAGGGATGAGTGGAAAGCTTTGGATGAAGCTGTACTAAATATTTCACGTAGTCGTTTAGTAGGGGTGCAGGATTTGATTAGTGACGGATTGATTTACCAATTGGGTAATGCGATGGGCACAACTGTACTGGAATGGCATGATATGAGTGATTCAATGGAAGCCGACCTGACTATGGATGGGGTGACCCGTTCTAAAGGGGACAGGCCAGTATTCCAATATAACTATTTGCCTATCCCCATAATCCACGTGGATTATGAGATTAACGCACGAGCGTTGGCAGCTAGTCGTAATATGGGAAACCCATTGGATTCTACTTCAGCCGAAAATGCTGCCCGTAGGGTTGCTGAACGTTTGGAAGAAATGTTATTCACCAATACCACTAAAGCTTTTGGAGAGCTTGATCAACGCAGCCGTAATTCAATTTATAGTTACGTTAATCATCCAGATCGCAACCCCGTTACTTTAACGGTTAATTGGGATGCTGATGCTAAAACAGGGAAACAGATTGTGGATGAAGTAATGGATATGAAAAAAGCCAGTATTGCGGCTAAACATTATGGCCCATGGAATTTGTATATTCCAACAGGTTATGAAACCACAATTGATGCTGATTATTCTGATGCCAAGGGTTCTAACACTATCCGGGAGCGTATCTTGAAAATATCTAATATCAAGAATATAAAAACTATTGATTCGTTGGCTGCCAATACTGTTCTTTTAGTACAGATGACTTCTGACGTGGTTCGTTTAGTTCGTGGTTTAGGTATGCAGAACGTTCAGTGGTCTACTGAAGGTAATATGGTTAACAAATATAAGGTGCTAACAATCCAAGTTCCTCAAATTAGGAGTGATCAGGATGGTAACTCAGGAGTTACAATGTTATCAGCTTAGTAATATGATCACTAATCAAGTGATTGATTTTAAAATTTAATTTTTAAAGAGATGGCAAAAAGAGACAAAAATAAAAACAAACCAATAAGTCCTACTGAGGGTGAAATCCTTCATATTAAAATAGGGGGTGGTTCATTCCATTTTAAAGGTAAAATTATTAAGCCAAAGCAAACATTTCTTGCAGACCCGGATGAAATACCTAAAGGTTTTAGAGATATTGTAAAGCCTATTGAGGACAAACCTGAAAACCGTAAAAAACCAAAAGTTCCTGCTGTACCCACTTACAAAAAAGTAAAGATTGAAAAAGGAGACAAAAAAGGAAAATGGAACGTTGTAAATAGTGACGGTAAGGTTTTGAATGAAAAACCTTTGAATGAAAAAGATGCGGATGCTTTAATTGAAACTTTTAGTTAGTCAATTATGTGGAATGTACCTCAGATATGGAAAGAAGAAATTTGGATTGTGGGCGGTGGCTCGTCAATGCCTAAACAATTTGGAGTTCCTGAAGATATTATTAAAGGAGTTTGTACAGGAACTATGCCCCCATCTAAATATTCACCGTATCTTGAGGCTATCCATGATAAACATATAATAGGAATTAATATGTCATACCAGATTGGAGACTGGATGGATATTATATTCTTTGGTGATAATAATTTTTTATTGAAGAATGAAAAAGATTTGAGAGCTTATCCGGGTTTAAAAATATCTTGTGCCAACAAAGCGAAAAACCCAGAACATGATTGGGTGAAGTATTTGCCAATGGATTCTCAAAAGGTTTTAGGATTAACACGAAAGCGTTATAAAGTATCATGGAATTTAAACAGCGGAGCAGCAGCTATTAATTTAGCAGTCCATTTAGGAACAAAGAGAATTGTCCTATTGGGTTTTGACATGAAATTAGATGAGGGCAAGAACCAACACTGGCATAATCTATATAACAAGAATAATAATGTCGAAAAACGCAGCAAAGCGACTTTCAGGAGACATTTAAAAGGATTTCCAGCGATAGCACGTGATGCTAAATTGAGGGGGGTTGAAATTATTAATGTTAATCCTGATAGTGCCATTGGATGTTTTAAAAAAGCACCACTTGCGGAAGTACTGAAATATTCACTTCCAAAATTGATAATAGAAACGGAAGAAATTAAAATTGAGGAAACCCAAATTGAAGTTAAAACAAATAAACTAGCTGACATTATAATACCACATCATGATCGTCATGATTTATTAAAAAACACATTGGATAAGCTTCCAACAGACCTTTTTAATATAGTAATTGTGTCGGGGGGCTCATTCGCAAGGAATTGTAATTTGGGGGCGAAGTTAGCTGAGACTGATAACCTCATATTTATGAATGATGATATTGAACCTGATGTCAATCAATTAATAGAAGCTTGTACTAATGAAGCAGACATAGTTGGATTTCCAGAAATATTACCGAATGATGGAAATGCTGTTATTTATGGAATAGGATGGGTTTTAAAAAATGATGGTGCTATAAGTTCAAATTTAAGAAGGGATCAACGAGATGTTCATATTCCCTCTGGGTTTTTATTTAAAGCTAAAAGCACTGCTTGGGAAAAATTAGGTGGTTTTGATGAGACATTTATAAATGGAGCGGAAGATGTAGATTTAGGATTACGCGCTAAAGAAATGGGGTTGAGTATTGATTATATTAAGTCAAAAACTCCAATTGTTCATTATCATAGTCAATCATCAGGAAGGATGGATCATAATGTTGAAAATAGAAAATATTTAAAGGAACTTTGGTCTGACAATAGAATCAAAAATGCGTTAAATTTAAAAAAAGAAAAAAGAATATTATTGACCAATAATCAAATGGAGCATTTTGGTGGAAGTGAGACTTTTACGTATACATTAACAAAAGAATTGGAAAAACGTGGGTACAAAGTTGATGTGTTTACATTCAAACCTGGAAAAGTTTCTAATAATCTTTTTGAAATACATCCAAAAAATCAAAAAGAAACATTAAGAATGCGTTACGATTATATTTTTATAAATCATAATACATGCTTGAAACATCTTAAAACTATAAGAGGAGTAAAAGTTTTAACTTGTCATGGTATTTTTCCAGCTTTGGAACAACCTGTTAAAGGTGCAGATGTGTATGTTACTATATCTGGAGAAGTAAAAGATCATTTAAAAAAATTAGGTTTTGATTCTGAGGTAATTTACAATGGAATTGATTGTGGATTATTTAAACCTGTCAATAAAATAAATACGGAATTAAAAAATGTTCTTTCTATTTGTAAAGGGAAAAAAGCAAATGAAATTATAAAAAAAGCTTGTGATAAATTAGGGCTTACTTTTAAAGCTTTACGGTCTGTTGAAAATAATAAAATCAATGAGGTTAAAGAGGTGGAAGATTATATCAATGAAGCTGATTTAGTTGTAAGTTTAGGTAGAGGAGCTTATGAAGCAATGGCTTGTGGTCGTGCCGTGATTGTATTTGATAAACGTGGATACATGGATCGAATGTTAGGGGATGGAATAGTCACGGAAAATAATATTGAAGAGATAAAGAAAAATAATTTTTCCGGTAGACGGTATGAGATAGAATTTGATGTTGATGGGATCGTAAATGAATTGAAAAAATATAAGAGTTCAATGGGAGCATTCAATCGAAAATATGCTTTGGTTCACTTCAATATCAAAAAACAAGTAGATAAATATTTCACACTTTTGGATAAAAAGATAATAAATTTTAGGTTTATTGATAGTTCTATTACGGAATATGGAATTGCAAAGAATCTTGAAAGAAAACTTGTAAAAGAAGGTTGTGTTTTAAGTGACAGTGAAGTTTCTATTTGCTATGCTAATGATATAGGAGAGCTTGTGCCTCATACAAATGAAGTACAGACACCGGCTAATCACTTTCCACTTAAAAGAGCAGTGGAAAGTAAAGCGGATTATGTATTTTATAGTCAAAAAATAATGCAGCACTGGTTTCAAAGAAGCAATTGTTTCTTTTTACCGTCTGGTTTTGATGAAAATGGATTTGGTAAAAAATGTAAAAAAGATATTGATGTAGGTTTTGTTGGTAGATTAAAATTCGATCGGAGATTACAATTTGTTAAACGTTTACAAAAAGAATTTGAAACTGTTGTTATTAAAGAGGGTATTTATTTTACAGAAATGGCAGATTTTTATTGTCAATGCAAAATTGTACCAAATTCTTCAACATCTAATGAAATTAACATGCGAATGTTTGAAGCAACCGCTGCAGGTGCTTTGCTTATAACACAGCGAGTTAAATATATAGAAGATTTTTTTACGGACAAAGAGATTGTATTATATGATACAGAAGATGAAATGGTGGATAAAATCAACTATTATTTAGAACATGAAGAAGAAAGAATAACAATAGCCAAAGCTGGTCAAAAAAGAACATTAAAATCATATAGTTATTTAATGAGGGCTCAAGAGATGATAAAAATAATACGAAATAATCCTATTTAGTTATGTATAAAGATTATAATAAAATGTGGAAAGCTTTAGCGGCAAGAAAGAATTGGAAAGAGTACATTTTGCCAAAAAGAACCAATAAAGAATTCTGGGAAGAAGGAAAAAAACAAGCTGAGTTTTTACAAACGTTCATAGATGTAAATGATACAGTAGTTGATTTAGGTTGTGGTATTGGTAGGGTTTTAAAGTTTATTAAAGCAAAAAAGAAAATAGGAGTAGATGTATGTCAGGATTTTTTAAATAAGATAAAGGATAAATCTATTGTAAAGATCATAGCAAATGGCAAGGATCTGAATGGTATAGAAGATAATAGTGTTAATTTTTTATATTCTTTAATGACTTTCCAACACATGCAAAAAGAAGATTGTGTGTTGTATATGAACGACATCTATAGAGTTTTGCAATTAGGAGGCACTGTTTTTATTCAAGTGCCAAAACTTAATTCTAATTACTATAAATCATCTGGATTTGTAAATATTTATTCGAAAAAAGAATTAGAACGATTAGTACAGGAATCACCATTCAAGAAATTTAAAATAAATAGAGGTAATTTAGTTGGTTATGCAGATAAGAATGAAAACATCGTTAAAAAAAGAGAATATTTTTTAATATTAACAAAATGAAAATTGCTGGAATAACAAGGATTAGAAATGAATCTGAAATAATACAAAATACATTAGACCATGTAGCAAAGCTTGTGGATGATATTTTTGTATATGATGATTGTTCTACAGATAATACAGTTAATATATGTAAAGCACATTCTGCTGTACATACTGTATTGTGTGGTACTTCTTGGGCTTCTGATCCAGTAGGTCGTAAAAATGCGGAAGGTAATTTACGCACACAAATACTTTTAGAAGCACAAAAGTATGATTACGATTGGATTTATTATTTCGATGCAGATGAGTATGCTGATTTTGATGGTATTGATTTTACAGCAAATGCGTATAAATTAAGATTATTTGATTTCTACATTACACCAGAAGATGTAAATAAAAAATACTATGAACGTCAATGGATGGGACGTGAGTATAGAGATATTTTAATGTTGTTTAGAAATGTACCAAATACAAAATTTGGAGAACGTATTCCAATACTTTCATTTGCATCTAAAACAATTGTATGTGCAGGATATGTTAAACATTATGGTAAAGCAATTTCTATTGAAGAATGGGAACGGACATGTGATTATTATATTAATCATCGTGGTGGTGATTTATTACCTGAATATACAAATAAATGGATAGAACGTAAGGGTAAAGCAGTTCATACAAAATCTGATTTTGGTAATAAATTAATTAAGTGGGAACAACGATTTGAATTTGAACACATACATAAATTATGAAGTTTAGCATAATCATACCAACCATGTGGAAATGTATTCCATTCTTGAGAGAGATGGTTTGTAAATATGACAGATGTGAGTTTGTTGAAGAAATCCTTATTATAAATAATGATGAGAGTGCTAGTGTAAAATTAGAAAGCGATAAACTTAGGATATTAGGAACAGGCAAAAATATGTTTGTAAATCCGGCTTGGAATTTAGGCGTTACAGAGGCTAAAGCTGAAGGAATTATTTTAGCTAATGATGATATTTATATAGAACGTCTTGATGAAGTTATTAGAGAGTTTAGTTTTTGGATTAGAGAAGGAATGTTAATTGGTTTTAGTACTGAAAGCTTTACCAATTCAATTCCTATTCAAATTCGATTATGTTACACGAATGTGTTAACTTATGGGTTTGGAGTTTTTATGGGGCTTTTTAAAAATTCATATACTCCTATACCCTCTGAATTAAAAGTATGGTATGGTGATAATTATTTATTAATAAAGAATTTGGGAGTTTATATTGAAGGATTTAAAGTAATAACCACTATGAGTGCTACTTCCAAGACAATGACTTTAAAAGACCAGCATAGAATAGAAAAAACTTATTTTGAAAAGCTTGTTAAAAATGGAAAATAAAAAAGACACGGTAAATGTAGTGTTAGTTTTAAAGTCTGGGGGTGATTTTAAATTTGACGATGTTTCTTTAATCGCTTGTCATTTACATAAGCAATGGCGTGGTGAAAAAGAACTACGCGTGTATTGTTTATTCGATAAAGCTTTAAAGCCTATTGAATTAGTTGGGGTTACTTTATTACCAATGCCCGAAAAGGATTATATGGGGTGGTGGTGTAAGATAAATTTATTTTCCCCACAAATCAAGGATTTAAAACCATTTTTATATTTGGATTTGGATTCCGCTATCTTAAAGGATATATCTTGTCTTATACCGGATGAAACGTTGGCTAAAGAGTTTATTATGTTGAGAGACTTTTATAAAAATAGTAAACCCGCTTCAGCAGTGATGTGGATTCCAGATAAATCAGAGTTAAATCAAATATGGGATGATTTTAAAAGAAAACCGGGTTCAATAATAAATGCCAACCGGGGTGATCAGGACTTTATTAGTAAAACGGTCAAGGTTATCAAGTTTTGGCAAGATTTGTTTCCCCGGAAAATTGAAACATTTAAACCACACCAACGAAAGTGGTTAAAAGATATTAGTGAAGAAACAGCAATTGTTTGTTTCCATGGTTATCCAAGAATCCCTCAAGCTGCCAGTATGGTACAATGGGTTTGTGATTATTTTAAAAACAGAATATGAAAATCTTTAATCCAATATTAATAACAGGTGCTGATAGATCAGGGAGTTCATTAGTAACTAGAATAATTCAATTGTGTGGGGTGCAAACGGGAGCTTCCAATCAAATGTTACAAAATAGAGTGATACAAAATAAAAGTATTTCGTTTATTCAAAGTGTTTTACAAAAAGGGTTTATGCCTGATTCTGAAAAGATAAATATTCCAAGAAATTGGAAAGCTGAGATTGAAAACGAATTAACTCCAGATATTAAATGGATGTTTAAAAGTAGTACCATTGCTCAAATGTGGCCAGTATGGAATTATGCTTTTCCAAATGCTCGTTATGTTATTGTAAGACGGCGCACTGGTGATATTGTAGATAGTTGTATGAAAACGAATTATATGGATTTATTTAAAAATGAATCTAATTGGAAAGCTATTGGAGTAGATAATGAAAAAGATGCTTGGGTGTGGTGGGTGAGACAATATGAACAAAAATTTATAGAGATGTTGGAGTGGGGTTGTAATTGTAAAATCATATGGCCTGAAAGAATGGTGACTGGAGATTATGCTCAAATTTATGAATTGGTTGAATGGTTAGGTTTAGAATGGAATAATAAAATACCAACTATTATTGACCCAAAATTTAATAAAAGTAGGAGGGATTAAAAATGGCAAATAGAGTAGATGAAGCAGATGTTAGTGCAATATTGGATAACACTACTTTGACTGATCAACAAATTTTAGCATACATCAATAGTGCAAATGCTACTATAAATAATGCGTTAGCAGATAGTGGTTTGAGTAGTGATATTTTATTCGAAATTGAACGGTGGTTATCAGCTCACATGATTTCTATTACAAGGGAAAGGATGGCGAAAAAAGAGGAGGCTGGTTCAGCTAAAATTGAGTACATTGGAGTGTATGGGAAGGGTTTAGAATTGACCCCTTATGGACAGATGGTTTTGGATTTAGACACCACCGGAATCATGGCTTCATTGGGTGGAAAATCGGCAACTATTTACGCAATACCTGAAAGTCATGATTAATATAAAATTGAAATAACATATCATATGAAAAATTTAATAGAAAATATCAATATTAAACGTAATATGATTTATAATGGTTTTAATACATTATGTGGTATGTTGGTTATATTTATATAGAAAGAAAATGATCGTGTGTTTGGTTGAAGTTCAGTAAGTTACTGAGGTGTGTTTTATTTAACCATAATATGAAGTCATAACGTAATTTAATATAATAATAAAGATGAGCATCATAAGTTTCATACGAAAAGTGACTCCTCAAACGGTGGTGTATTGGGGCAATCCTACACCAGACGGTTTTGGAAAATATACCTATGATTCGCCTGTTGAAATTAAGGTAAGATGGGATGACGTGAGTAGCATTATTTCAGATAATCAAGGGCGTGAAATTACGTCCAACGCAACTATATTATTAAACCAAAATGTTGATGAACAAGGTTATTTATATTTGGGAAGTTTATCAGATTTGGATAGTGATCCAACTCCTTTAAATGTTTCAAAAGCATATATGATTTCGAAAGTAGAAACAACACCGTTATTTAAAAGTACAACACAATTTGTTTATCAATGTTACTTAACAACATCACGTGGCAGCAATACTTAAAATAAAAGGATTTGATAAAGTGGAAGCTAATTTGAATAAAGAAATTCAAAAGATAAAATCAAGATCGGCTAAAGGTATGTTATTGTCAGCAGCATTAATTAGAACTGATATGGATAAAACACCACCATTAATTCCGATTGATTTGAATAATTTAAGGGCTTCTTGGTTTGTGACAAAATTTAAGATGTTAAAAGGAATTGGATTGATTATTGGATTTTCAGCAAATTATGCATTATTAGTTCATGAAAGAATGGAAGGAGCACCGTGGGGTGATGGAGTGGTTGGGGACGTTAATTGGAAAAGACCCGGCAGTGGGCCAAAGTTCTTTGAGGCTTCTTTTAAAAGAAACGCAGGAAAGGTTTTAACAATTATACAACAAAATGCAAGAATAAAATGAAAGCATCATCAATAGATATAAAAGACATGTTACAAGCAGATAGCTCTTTGGGGCTTTTGTTTAAGGATAACTTATTTGTGGGTAAAGAACCCACCTCAGAGGATGTAACTCCCGATACAGTGACTGTTTATGATACTCCGGGGAGTCCTCCGCAATTAACTTTAAAGAAAGGTGAAAACTATTATAAGCCATCAGTGCAAGTACGGATAAGAAACAATAGTTATCCAGTTGGTATGAGTTTAGGACAAAATATTTTAGAATCGTTACATGGCCGGGCAAACGAAACATGGAATGGTTCTCTATATACGTTAGTTCAAGTAATTAATGGCCCATTCTTTTTAGAGTGGGACAAACGCGAACGAGCTATTTTTATTATTAATATTAATTTACAAAGGAGGTAATTATGGCAAGTAATGCTATTGCCGGGGTTGGGACCAGTTTCCGAAAGTGGAACACTACAGACAGTTCAGCGGGTTTCTGGGAAGCAATTGCGGAAGTGAAAACAATATCTGGGCCAGGTTTGACACGTGGTACTCATGATGTAACCTCTTTGGATTCCACTGATGGTTACAAAGAGTTTATTGCTGGGTTTAAAGATTCAGGTACAGTCGTGCTAAATATGAATTTTAGCAGGGATGAATATGAAATGATGAAAACTGATTTTGAATCAGATACAAATCAAAACTATGAAATCTTTTTACCTGATGATGATGAAACGTCATTAGAGTTTGAAGGATTAGTGACTGAAATGCCTTTAACTATTCCTGCGGATGATGTAATAACTGTGGATATTACTATTAAAATAACAGGAAAAGTTACACTGAATTCAGGTAGTGGTTCTTAAAAAGTACAAAGAGTTCTAATCAAGAGCTGTTAAATTATTACATTTTAAAAATTAATCAGATGGTTGAAAAGAAAAAAGAAAGTTTGAAATTATTAGCAAGAGGGGCTTTTTTATCTGTTATGGATTTAAAGGTTAAAAAAGTTGATTTGGGAAACGAGGGTCATGTGTTTGTTAGGGAAATGACTGGAACTGAACGTGATGCGTATGAGGCTTCTTTGTTAGTTGAAAAAGAAACTAAAGAAGGCACTGAGTACAAACAGAATTTGGAAAATTTTCGTTCTAAATTAGTAGTGTACACAGCTTGTGATGAAAAAGGTAATCTACTATTTAAACCAGGTGATTTTGTAAATCTTGGCAGAAATAATAGTGCCAAAATGTTAGATTTAATTGTGGATGCTTCTCAAGTGTTAAATAAAATCTCAAAGAAAGATAAAGATGCTTTAATAAAAAACTAAAAAGGCGACCCACGCGGCTGTTTTTATTTAAGTTGTGCAAACAGTTGGGATTTAGTCATCCAGATAAGTTACAAAAGGAATTGACTTCAACTCAAATAAGCGAATGGGAAGCCTATGATAAAATTGACCCGATTGGGGAATGGCGTGCTGATTATCGTATGTCTGTGTTAGCTTCATTAGTGATGAATATAGCTATTAAGACACACGGAAAAAGAGGGACTAAAACAACAGAATTTATGGACTTTTTTCCAATATGGGATGAAGAACAACGTAAACAAAAAGAGAAAGGACAAACAATAGCAGAAATGAAGAATGCTTTACAGGGTATTGCTTCTCATTTTAAAAATAAATTTAAAAAAGGAACGCACGATACTAGACCCCCTGCATCATTAAGGGATAAGAAAAAATAAAATGGCAACAATAGGTGAATTAATAGCAACATTGGGAATTGATACTTCAGGGCTTGCTTTGGCTTCTAAAAACATGAAGAACTTTGAGAGAAAAACTCAAGATTCCATAAATAGGGTTAATGCTAAATTAAGGACAACGGGTGACTCCATGAAAAAGTTTGGTAGATCAGCTACCATGAGTATGACGTTACCCCTTGCGTTAGTAGCAGGAGCTGCTTTTAATGTTTCTAAAAACTATGAAGCCAGTTTATCTAAAGTTGAAGGTTTAGTGGGTGTTGCTCGTGATCAAGTCCAAGCTTGGGGTAAAGATATTATTGAATTAGCAACTAAATTAGGCAAAGCCCCCACTGAATTGGCTGATGCTTTATTCTTTGTAACTTCTGCAGGTATTAAAGGAGCGAATGCCATGAAAGTGTTGGAAAGTTCTGCGAGGGCTTCTGTTGCGGGATTGGGTGAAACTAAGTTGGTGGCTGATTTAGTTACTTCAGCTATGAATGCGTATGGCCCATCCCTTTTATCGGCTGCCAAGGCTACTGATATTTTAACGGCTGTTGTTCGTGAAGGTAAAGCTGAAGCCCCTGAATTGGCAGCTAGTTTAGGTCAAGTACTTCCAATAGCTGCTGAAATGGAAATAAGTTTTAATCAAGTAGGTGCTGCGGTGGCTGCCATGACTAGAACAGGAACAAATGCGTCAACGGCTGCTATTCAGTTGCGGCAAATAATGGCATCTCTTTTAAAACCTACTAAAGCCGCAGAGAAAGCTTTAAATAAAATGGGCACTTCATCCGCGTTGCTTCGAAAAACTATTAAAGAAAAAGGATTGCTACAAGCTTTAATGGATATTCGAAAATTAACTACAAAATATGGTGAAGAAATAACTGCTAAAGTGTTTCCTAATATCCGGGCTTTGTCTGGAGTGTTAGACTTAATGGGTAAGAATGCAGCTGATAACATAAAGATTTTTAAATCTCTGGAGAATGTCACAGGTAGTGCAGACAGAGCATTTTTGGCAGCTTCAGAAACAATAAAATTTAAATGGGATCAATCAGTTTCAGAAGTTAAAACGTCTTTGACTTTATTAGGAACTCATATAGGGTCAACTTTATTGCCTATAATTCAAAAACTATCTAAATGGATTCTTGAAGTATCTAAATGGTTTAATGGGTTAAGTGAGACTACTAAAAAAGTGGTTGTAGTTATAGGATTTTTAGCAGCTGCTCTTGGGCCAGTTATGGTTATTTTAGGAGTATTAGTGGGGACAGTTTTGCCGGGCTTAATTATAATAGGGCATAAAGTTGCTATGATGTTTGTATTTTTAAAAGCAGCAATTATATCTAATCCAATAGGGGCTTTAATCGTAGCATTAACAACGGTAGTGTCTTTATTAATTGTATTTCGTAAAAGAACTAACAATGCTGAAAAGGCTCAAAAGGGGTTGAATGATGAAATTAAGATAACTGAGGAGTTGACCAAGAAGCCTCAAATATTAGATTTTTTGAGAAAAGTAGGATTGTTGCAAAAACAAACAATTGGCAAAGGTTTATTTTCAGTGGATGTAGAGCAATTAAACATGGCTGGTGGAGTTTTTAAAAAGTTAACTGATTCCATTGCTCAATTGCCTTTAGGATATATTAAGGGTATTAAAAGTGTTGTTGAAAATCAAATTACTGAATTAAAACGAGGTGTTTTAAATTTTGTAATTACTGAAAATAGTGTATTAGATGAATTAACTTTAGGTGGTTTTGAAAATCAAATAAGTGCTTTGGAGGAGGCTTTAAAAGTTATTAATGTTGAATTAGAAAAATCTAAAAATTTAGGGGGTGCAGGAGTTTTTATTGACCCTAAAATTAAAGAAACTTTAACTGAATTAATTAATAGAGAAAAACAACTATTTACTTTAAATGGATTATTGGGAAATTCTTTTGATTTAGTAAGTGGTCGAACTAATTTATACACGGAGGCTTTAGAAACTTTAATTTCGTTAGGAGTAAAACCAACAGATGAAAATGTACAACGTCTTACGAAACGAATAAATGATTTAGATTTGAATAAATTTACTAAAGAGCTTCCTGATGGTTTAACACGAATGAAAAATTTAGTTAAACCTACCACTGATGCTTTAAAAGATATGTCCCATATTCTTGAAGAGGGTGTTGCTGCTAAAGCAGAGTTGGCTCAAATGGCTTTGGCTAAAGTGGAAGCCACCACAATTACTTTAGGGGGCTTTATTAGTGGGGTGTTTCAAAATATGTCTAATTCTATTTCAGACGCTTTAAATGGAACTGAGAATGTTTTACAAGCTTTTGGTAAATTCTTTTTTGATTTTATAAAAGGAATGATTATAAAATTAGTAGCGGCAGCCATAGCGGCTTTTGCTTTGGCCATAGCTTTAGAGGCTTTAGGATTGGGGGGTGGTAAAGTATTTGCGGCTTTAGGAACAGCAGCGACGTTGGGTGAAACGTTTAAAGCAGGTTTCAAAGCTTTCGGGGGTGTGGGATTAGCTCAGGGTGGTATAGTTCCAGAGGGATTTCCTAATGACTCTTTTCCAGCTCGTTTAACTTCTAAAGAAGCTGTCATCCCTTTAGATAGATTTGATAGTTTAGTAAACACAACACCTGTAAATAATAGTTCAATGGGAGAGGAGTTTGTTGCTGTAATCAAAGGTGATGATTTATATATTGTTAATACACGTAATGAAATAAAACGTAATTCAATTGGATAATGGCTTACAATCTTAAATATTATACTGAATTTTATAATTATTATAAAGATGTTATAAGAATAGACATCAGTGGTTTAAATTTTACCGGAGTAGCTGAAAAGGTAGTGGTTGACGGGAAAGCCCCTTGTGTGTTAAGTTATCCTGGTGATGAAAATAATTTAAACCGTCCGGTGTTTGGAAGTCAAGCAACTTTAAATTTAAAGTCATTGGTAAAATTTCAATTTACCAGTTTACATAATTCAGATGCCAGAGAACATCGAATGGACGTTTATAAAGATAGTGTGTTAATTTGGACTGGATGGATTTTACCTGATTTATTTAGTGAACCGTATATTGCACCACCTTATACTGTTTCTATTACAGCACGTTGTGGTTTAGGAGAGTTAAAAGAAACGAAAATGCCAGAAACTATTTTATCTTATGTTGACGGTGCTCTTATTCCTACTGAAAAAGAAAGGGTCAATTTATATTCTATAATTGTTCAAATGTTGAGGACGTTAGATAATGATTTGGAAGTATGGGAGTCAGTGAATGTGTATTCTAATGAAAGTACACCACTAGAATCGGACAGTCCTTTTTTCGAAACGTATGCTAATGTCAGCATGTATAATGGGTTTACTTATTATGAAACCCTTGAAAAAATATTACAAACGTTTAATGCACGTATCTACCAACAAGATGGGAGATGGAATATTGTTCGAATATCTGAGTACAAAGAAATTTTAATTCAAAGAAAGTGGGATTTAATTGGGGGAGGTAGTGGGGTTGGTAATACAAAGTTAACCACTTTTAAAATAGGTTTACGAAATGGCTCACCAATAATAAATCAAAGCCCTACAAAGAAAATAAACCCAGCTTGGAAAGATTTTACTTTTATACAGAATTTAGAATTAAAAGAATCATTCATTAAGAATTTTGATTATCAAGAATGGGAAGACATATTTACAGGGACGCATTATTCACCCAGAACAGAAAAAACTTATAATTTATATAAACAGAGAATTAAAGATTGGGTTGAATCAGAGGATGCTTTATTTAAAAGGGTATCAGGGATTGCCAGTTTGTCATTGAATCGTAGAAGCTCATACACAACTATACAAAAAACTATTGAAACTACAACAAGACAAGGTAGTATTGAATACTATGGAAAATTTCAAAAACAAAATACAAAAATAATAGATGATTTATATAAAATAACACAGACCATAAATAATATTGAAATAAATGAAGATCAAAGTATTCTATTTAGACTTAGGTATGCCATGTTTTCAACAGCATCATTTAGAGTGGTAATTAAAACTAAAAACTCACCCACTACTAAATACATTGTAAAAAATGGAGATGATTATGAATGGACAAGTGTAGCTAGTGAGTTAATTTTTGAAGATACTGAATTGAGTACCAGTGATGAATTAAACTGGGTTGATTTTTCTTTTATCATAGAAGGAATTGAATCAGAAACTCAATTTGAAATTGAAATAAGGGCAGCATTGGGAACAGCAGGAGGTGGTCCAGCTTTATCTTATTGTGGTGCTAAAATTATAGATATAAATCAAGATGAATATCCTGAAACAATAGAAACTGAAAAAACAATAAATGAAAATAATGTTTACTCACCCGGCGAAATAGAAATAACGGGAGGTGATATGCCCAAAGAACTTAATAACCGATTAATATGGAAACAAGGTTATACACGATCAGGAGGAGAGGCAACATATAGATGGTTTGCTCGTGATGAAATTCCCGGTGATTTAACGCTATTACAATTAATACAAAGAGACTATGAACAATTTTATTTAACACCTCGATGGGTGTTAACGCTTCCAATTTTAAGTCAAGATATTAAATTTGATAGTTCCATAGTTGATTCACGAGTAATTGGTAAAAAATATATATGTAATAAATCATTTGTAAATTTAAGGACAAGTATATTTACAGGTTCATTTATTGAATTTGCTGCTGGGGAAGATTCACCGTGGATATTGAATAGTGGTTATTGGAATGATGATAATATTTGGGATGATAGTGCCACGTGGGATGATGGGGGTTCTTAAAAATTAAATTTAAAAATATAAATATGAAAAAGTTATTATTATTATTCGCATTGGTGTTATGGAGTGTATTAGGTTATTCTCAAGCACAAACCATTAATAATGGTGAAAGTGGATTAGCTGTCAGAACAAAAATAAATAATATGTTTTCACAGTTATATGGTTTGAATGTATCTGTACAATTTAGCACAGATGGTGTGACATGGATAGATGATTTTGTGTCTGGTAATATTTGGGTTCGATTTTCTACTGATTTAGAAGCAACATGGTCAGACAAAACAGCTATATTAGATTTGGAAGGGCTTACTTTAGTGGAAGGGGGAAATAGAACTATTAAAATAGAAAAGAGTACAGTTGGAGCTGGTTATCATTTGATAATTGAGGCAGGTGAATCTTTTTCAGGGGACGATGGTGGTCACTTATATTTACAAGGTGGGTTAAATAGTACAGGGGTTAAAAGGGGAACAGTTAGGATTGGTGATTTAGTAAATGATGCATCTGTTTCTATTGTAGATACTCTTTATATGTTTGATCATAAAATAACAGGATTAGCTGACCCGGAATATGATCAGGATGCAGCAACAAAGAAATATG